GCACCAAGCAAGGCGCGGACAAGGTCATTTTTCAGTTTGGTGTAACTGCCCTTTGTGAAGAGGGACAGCCGTGCCTCCTGCGTTTCGCAACCTGGGGCGTTGTCGGCGTGAAGCTCTAAGTTGTCCGACAGCGGCGTGATGACCAGATAGGTGTCCGGTGCTTTGCCGGAGAACACACCCGTTTCCACTGGAACACCGCAGCTTTCGGCGATGGCTTGTAAATCGGATAGCAGGCTCACAGCTTTTCCACCTCCTCATCCAGTGCCTTGGTCATGGCATCGATGCATTCCTGCCGTGATGCCGTTTTCGCAGGTTTCAGAAACGGTTTTGCAGGCTGACCGTGCTTGCCGTATTCGATGATGTTGGCAAGTTTGGCGTTGCTGCCGCCGTCCGAGCGAGGTTCGGCAAAACCGACCTTGATGTCGTGGTTGCCGTCCCGGTTCAGCTTGGAGGGCGAAAGGCCGAGCGCACCTTCCAGTTCGCCCGTGGAGCGAGAGTCATATTTTGTTCCTCTGCCAATAACGGAGGAGAGATTGCTTTTGACCTTCTTCAGCACGACTTCGCCACCGGCCTGCAGGACGGTATCTGCCACACTGTCAAAGTTGCTGCCGAGCTTGGAGATCTTCAGGAGAAAATCCTCCGGCATTTTCATTTCAGC